AAGAAATTGGTTTCGATTCTCTTTGAATATTTATATAGGACAACATAATTTAATATAACTTAACATGGCAGAAACATTAATCTCCCCAGGCGTATTAGCAAGAGAGAATGACACTTCATTTATAGCACCTGCTCCTGTAGAAGCTGGGGCTGCTATCATTGGACCAGCAGTAAAAGGACCGGTAGAAGTTCCAACGTTACTTACCTCTTATGGTGACTATCAAAGAACTTTCGGTACCACATTTACAGTAGGTTCAGACAAAAAAGAATATTTAACCTCACTAGCGGTAAAATCTTACTTTGGAAATGGTGGTAGTACTTTATTAATGACCAGAGTTGTAACTGGTTCATTTAGTGCTGCTACAGATACAGGTATTGCTAGTCCAACTGGTTCCGCTCCCTTCACTATAGAGACACTAGGAAAAGGTGCAATTCTTAACAGTACTGGTTCTCAAAACTCAGACGGTTCATTAGTGAACGGTAGTAGTGATAACCTAAGATGGGAAATTACAAATGTAGATTCTACAAAAGGAACATTTAGCTTACTTATCCGCAGAGGTGATGATTCTCTTAAAAATAAAATTATTTTAGAATCATTTAACGATTTATCATTAGATCCTAACTCAGAAACTTACATCGAATCAGTAATCGGTACTCAGTATATTACTAAAGGTACTGATGGTTCTGACGTATTTGTTAACACTGTAGGAGAATATGTTAACCGTTCTAAATATATTAGAATTGCTTCTGTTCCTAATAAGACAATAGATTATTTAGGAAATGACGGAGTAATTAGAGAAGCTGGTTTAGCAAATTACTTACCATCTGCACAATCTGGATCATTTGGAAGTGCAACAGGAGTTAACGCTACAGGTAACTTCTTTAAAGATATTGACGGTACAGATACTCAAGGATTAGGAGATGCAACTGCTTATGCTGATGCAATTTCAATCTTAAGTAATAAAGACGAATATGTATTTAACATTATTTCTGCACCAGGATTAATATATGAATTTGGAGATCACAAGACTCAATTAGATTCTATCATTTCACTTGCTGAGTCAAGAGGTGATGCAATTGCAGTAGTAGATGTTCAAAATCACGGAGCAACAGTTTCTAATGTAACCGGAACAGCAGCGAACATTAATAGTTCATATACTGCTACTTACTGGCCATGGTTACAAATGCTATCAGCTACTGGAAAAACTGAGTGGGCACCTGCTTCAGTTGTTATCCCAGGAGTATATGCATTTACCGATGGAGCAGCAGCACCATGGTTTGCACCTGCAGGTTTAACTAGAGGAGGAATCGGAGACGTTATTCAAGCAGAAAGAAAATTAACAAGAACACAGAGAGATACTCTATATGCAGCAAATGTTAACCCAATTGCTACATTCCCAGGAGCTGGAATTTCAGTATTTGGTCAGAAGACTTTACAGAAAAAGAAATCAGCACTTGATAGAGTAAATGTAAGAAGATTGTTAATCGACCTTAAGAAATTCGTAGGAGATGTTTCTAGAACGTTAGTATTTGAACAAAACACTAACACTACAAGAAATAACTTCTTAGCACAAGTTAATCCTTACTTAGAATCAGTAGTACAAAGACAAGGTCTTTATGCCTACAGAGTAGTAATGGATGATACAAATAATACCGCCGATGTTATTGATCGTAACCAATTGATCGGTCAGATCTTTATTCAACCAGCTAAAACAGTTGAATACATTGTTCTTGACTTTACAATTGAACCAACAGGAGCATCGTTCGGAGCATAATTAGAAACAAGAATATTTATAATAAAAATAAGACATGGCAGTATTAGATCCTAACGAAATAATGTTTAGAGCCTTTGAGCCTAAAGTACAGAATAGATTCGTAATGTATATCGATAACATTCCTAGCTTTATGATCAAAAATGTAACGGCTCCTTCCTTCACAGATGAGGAAGTTAAACTCGATCATATGAACACCTACCGTAAGATACGTGGAAAGCGTAACTGGGAGAACATGGATATGACTCTATACGATCCAATTACACCTTCTGGAGCACAAGCCGTAATGGACTGGGCAAGATTATCTTACGAGTCTGTGACTGGCCGTGCTGGATACTCAGATTTCTACAAAAAAGACTTAACTTTAAACATTTTAGGTCCTGTAGGAGATATCGTATCAGAATGGGTAATAAAAGGAGCATTCATCGTAAACATGGCTCAAGGTTCATTCGACTGGGCTACTTCAGATGTAGCTGAATTAACAATGACAGTAGCAATGGATTATTGCGTCCTTAACTACTAA